GGCGTGCCTCCGTTCCTGCGGCCAACGCTGCGCTCTGTGGTGCTGGACGACCTCACCGCCACGGAGATCGCCCGTGCTCGCTGGGGGAAGTTCGAGCCGGGTCAGGAGCGCATAGACCGCATCGTCGGGGAGCTTCTGGCGGGGGGCTACAGGCTCACGCAGCAAGTTTCGCACATCGTGCAGAATACCCTTGCATACCCAAGTCGAAAACGCTAAAACGGCTGCAATGGAAGAACGCGGTCTGGGCACAACGCCTTGGCCGCGTTTTTCGTTTCACGGTTTCCCGCGCCCGTCACATCCTCACCCGTCCCCTGAGTAACTGGCCTGCCGGATGATGGCGCGGCGCGGGAAAGCAATGGGAGGGTAGGCCATGGCGGTTCCTGCCTTCCACGGCGTTACAACGGTTGTTTTCGGTGTTGGCGCGCAAAGCCCGGACTTCACCGGGCTCACGGCGTCCGGGCGGCAGTTGTGGCTCGCGCACCGATCGGCAAACGAGCCGATTGCGGCGCCCTCAGGCTGGACTGACGTAAGCGACAGCAGTTGGGGCACCGGAACGGCGGGCGGTACCGACGCGACGCGGTTGCAGCTGTTCAAGATGAACGCGCTGGCGGACGGCACCGAGACGACGGTGGCGACGGACGACAGCGGGAGTTCAAACCTCGCGTTCGGGTTCGCCACAGGCCCTGCGGATATCGATGTCACCGCGACACCGACGAACGCAGTGTACTCGACCTCGCCAACGTTTCCTGCGGTCACGACAACGGGCGCAGATCGGCTGATCTTCCTGTTCCTGGCCAATGACAGCGACGCTGACACGGCCTCAGGCGGCAGTTCCCCGACGAACGCGGCGCTGGCCAGTCTAACCGAACAGGTCGACCGCCGCACCAATCAGGGCAACGGCGGGGGCATCTGGTTTGTAACCGGCGAGAAGGCGACAGCCGGGGACACGGGGACAACGGACGGAACTTACGCCAGTTCGGCGTCTGGTTCCGTGATGATCACGGTTACGCTGGCTGTGGCGACGCCGAGCAGCGGGACCACGGGCACGGGCTCCGCAACACTCGCCGCGTTGACTGGCGCGGCCACCGGGACGTTCTACGGGGCATTCACGGGCACGGGCGCGGCTTCTCTCGCCGCGCTTACCGCGAGCGCAAGTGGCTGGATAACGCTTACAGGTACGGCGGGGGCCACGCTTCCGGCGCTCACCGGGTCAGCAACCGGCACATTCGCGGCGGCAGGGAACACGACGGGTACTGGTGCGACAACGCTTCCACCGCTCACCAGCGCGGCCACGGGAACATTTTACGGGCTGTTCACAGGCACGGGTGCGGCGAGCCTCACGGCGCTGACGGCGGCAGGCTCGGGCTGGGTAACAGTCACGGGAACGGGAGCCGGGACGATCCCGTCACTGACGGCGAGTGCGACGGGGACGCTTGTTGGCGGCAACCCGTGGAGCACGCAGTCGCCGAGCGTCGACATCTGGTCAACTCAATCGGAAGCGGCGGGCGCATGGAGCCTGCAAACTGCTGCCGCTGGAACATGGACGGTGCAATGAAAAACACAGTGAGCGCGAAGACTGGCGCGAATGACGTTGCGGCCTACCGCGAATATCTGAAGGCGAACGCATCGCGCGTCGATGTCGGCCCGATGCAGATTCACGCGGAAATCGCCAAGGTCGATGCGCGTCTCGCCGATCCGAAGTTCGCGCACAAGCATGACTATTACACAGCCCGCCTTGGCGAATTGCAGGCGGTCCTTCGCGTGATGGAGGCTTAAATGACCAACATGCGCCTTGCGACCGACACGCGGAACAAAGCCTGCGATGGCTGTGTCGATGATATCGACGCCGGGGCTGGGGCTGGCACGATCAAGATTTACGATGGCACGCAGCCAGCGAGCGCGAACACGGCGGTAAGCACGCAGGTATTGCTTGCGACGCTTACGTTCAGCGATCCTGCATTCGGCGCGGCGTCGTCTGGAGTTGCCACAGCATCTGCGATCACCTCCGACTCCAGTGCGGATGCGACAGGAACAGCATCATGGGCACGTATTGCTGACAGCGACGGCAACACGGTATTTGACTGTGACGTTGGCACGTCCGCAACAACGATCGTTCTCAACAGTGTATCGATCACCAGCGGCGGCACTGTTGCCTGCACCGCTTTCACCGTCACTCAGCCGAGCGGCGAATAACTCAATCCTGAAACGGCCCAGCCACAGCGCAGCCGAAAATGAGGGTATCATGTCAGAGACTGCTCGCAGTTCTGTTAACGAGGCCATGAGCGCGCTCTGTGACGAGATCGCCTCCAAGCGCACGTCGCTCGCCTGCAAGCTGCTCGGCCACAAGTTTTCCATACGTGGACTGACCGGACATTATGTCTGGTGCAAGCGCTGTAGGCAGCGTCGGGAAACCGCCGCGGCTGCACTAAAGTAGTGGGCGCTACTGTGAAACCGCCACGCGCGGGCATGGGCCGTCCAAAGGGCTCACAGAACAAGACAACGAAGCAGGTCAAGGAAATGATCCTCGCCGCACTCGATACGGCGGGAGGCATCGACTACCTTGTGAGGCAGTCTGAAGAAAACCCGACCGCGTTCATGACGCTGGTTGGCAAGGTGCTGCCGCTTCAACTCTCAGGCGATGAGGAAAACCCCGTTGCCATTCGCATGATCGAACGCCGCATTGTCCGTTCTGACCATAGCGACACCTGAAGTCTTTGAGCCGCTGCTATCCCCGGCGCGCTACAAAGGCGCATGGGGAGGGCGTGGCTCTGGCAAATCGCACTTCTTTGCCGAAATGCTGGTTGAAGACGCATTACGCTTTCCGGGCCTACGCGCGGTTTGCATACGCGAAGTGCAAAAGAGCCTGAAGGAATCGGCGAAGCGGCTTGTCGAGGACAAGATACAAACGCTCGGCGTTGGTTCATCGTTTGATGTTCTGGAGAAGGAGATACGTGGGCCGGGCGGCGGCGTCATCATGTTCCAGGGTATGCAGGATCACACGGCGGAATCGATCAAGTCGCTTGAGGGTTTCGACCGCGCATGGATCGAGGAAGCGCAGAGCCTGAGCCAACGCAGCCTGACCCTGCTTCGCCCGACGATCCGCAAGGACGGCAGCGAGATATGGGCAAGCTGGAACCCGAGGCGAAAGCTTGACGCGGTAGATCAGTTTCTGCGTGGTGACGCGCAGCCAGAGAGCGCGGTTGTGGTCAAAGCAAACTGGCGGGACAATCCGTTCTTTCCCGACGTTCTGGAGCAGGAGAGGTTACACGACCTGAAGCACTTCCCGGATCGGTATGACCATGTTTGGGAGGGCGGATACGCTACCGTCACGGAAGGCGCCTACTTCGCGCACGGTTTGACGGTTGCCCGGCAAGAAAAGCGCATCGGCCACGTTGCCGGTGATCCGCTCATGGCGACACGGGCTTATTGGGATATTGGCGGCACGGGTGCGAAGGCTGATGCCTGCGCGATCTGGATTGTTCAGTTTATCGGCCGCGAGATCAGGGTGCTCGATTACTACGAGGCTGTAGGCCAGCCACTTGCCGAGCATCTGGCATGGCTGAGAAGCCGGGGTTACGAGCGCGCGGAATGTATCCTGCCGCATGACGGCGCGACGAACGACAAGGTGTATTCGGTCAGCTACGAAAGCGCGATCCGCGAGGCCGGGTTTAGCGTTCGTGTTGTGCCGAACAGCGGCAAGGGCGCGGCGAGCCAGCGTATCGAGGCGGTGCGGCGGTTGTTCCCGCTGATCTGGTTCAATGAGGCGACGACCGAGCCGGGCCGAGACGCCTTGGGCTGGTATCATGAAAAGAAGGACGAGGAGCGCAACGTGGGCCTTGGTCCTGAGCATGACTGGTCGAGTCACGGCGCGGATGCGTTCGGCCTGATGGCGATGGATTACAGCGCGCCGTCTGCCCGTAAGCCTGTCGTGAAGCACAACGTGAAGTGGGTTGTATGAGCGAGCTTCTCATCGGCTGCGGGAACAACCGCCGCAAGAAGCTGCCGTATGACCTCGACCACTGGACCGACCTGACGACGATCGATCACGACCCTGATTGCGGTGCGGACATCCTGCACGACCTGAACGTCACGCCGTGGCCAATAGACGACAACAGCTTCGACGAGGCGCACGCATACGAGGTTCTGGAGCATCTGGGGCGGCAGGGAGACGCGCCAGCGTTCTTCGCGACATTCCATGAGATATGGCGGGCGTTGAAGCCGGGTGGCGTTCTCTGCGCCACGTGCCCTAGCTGGCAAAGCATATGGGCGTGGGGCGATCCTTCGCACACGCGCATCATCAGCCCGGCGAGCATCGTGTTCCTGTCGCAACAGGCATACCGGGAGCAGGTGGGCAAAACGGCGATGACGGACTTCCGCAGCATCTGGAAGGGCGATTTCGCGACCGAGCATTGTCACGACGATGGTGAAGCGTTCACGTTTGTGTTGAGGGCGATCAAGTGACGCTGCGCCAATTCTATCTCGATTGGCCTCATGAGGTCAGCATCGAGACGTTCGCGAAGTGCAACGCGGCCTGCACGTTCTGCCCGTACACCACGCTTGATCGCATCGGCGCAAAGATGCCGGACGAGATGATTGACCGGATCATCGAGGAGTTGAAGGACCACCCCGGCGCGTTCATGATCTCGCCGTTCAAGGTCAACGAGCCGTTCCTTGACAAGCGCCTGTTGCCGATCTGCCGCAAGATCAACGCGGAGTTGCCGAACGCACACCTGCGGCTGTTCACGAACGGGTCTGCGTTGACAGATGTCCACATTGCCGGTGTCCACGCATTGGAGCGAGTCGTGCATCTGTGGTGCAGCCTGAACGAGCATGAGGCTGGCGCGTACAAGAATTTGATGGGCCTCGATTTCGGACGGACGTGCGCGAATCTCGACCGGCTGCACACCGCGAAGGCGAATGGCCTGTTTCGGCATGATGTGATGATCAGCAAGGTTCGCGAGGGCGAGCCGCCAAGCGAGCGGGATTGGGCGTTTGCGCGGTTCGTGCAGGAGCGATGGCCGCTGTTCGGCGTGCATCTCATCAAGCGGGACGGCTGGCTTGGCTATGTCGAGCCGGGGAGTGACGAGATACCCGATGCCGCATGTGGCAGGTGGTTCGAACTGAGCATCACGGCCACGGGCATTGTCTCGACGTGCTGCATGGACGGAGAAGCCGCGTATCCGATCGGCGACTTGAACACGCAATCGCTGTTCGAGGTCTACAATTCGAGGGAATGGCGGATTAACCGCCTCAAGATGTGGTCGCGCAAGAACGTGACCCCATGTTCTCGCTGCACCTACTGAGGGGCGCTAATGGCAAAAATGAGCGACGATGAGCTTGCCGCTCTGCTGGCGAGCCATGAGCATCAGTCTGTCGGCTACTACACGTCCGAGATCGCTGAGGAACAGGCGCGTGCGCTCGATTACTACTATGGCGAGCCGTTCGGCGACGAGCAGCCGGGCCGCAGCCAGGTTGTGGACCGTACCGTTGCGGTGGTCATCGACAACGCGCTCGCCGCGCTGCTGAAGCCGTTCGTTTCGTCCGACGAGGCGGTGATGTTCACGCCGCGTGGCCCGGAGGACGAGGAGCAGGCCAAGCAGGCGACCGAATATGTGAATTACGTGTTCGCCATCGACAACAGCGGCTTCGCGCTGATGCACGACTGGTTCAAGTCGGCGCTGCTGGAGAAGCTGGGTGTGCTCAAGGTGTGGTGGCACGACAAGACCGCGCCGAAAACCTACGAGTTCAAGGGCGTTGATGCCGCCGATTTCGAGCAGATGGGCGATGTCAAGTTCAAGGAAGGGCCATTCGTTGATGACGACGGGCTCTATTCCGGCGTGTTCATCAAGGACTACGAGGACGGCTGCGTAAAGATCGAGCACGTTCCCTCCGAGGAGTTCCGCATCACGCCTTACTCGCGGAGTGTCGAGAGCGCGGATTATGTCGCGCACATCACGGCCCGTACCCGCTCCGAGCTTATCGAGATGGGCTTTGATGCCAAGATCGTCGAGGGGCTTTCGAAGTGGTCCGGTGTTGAGGACGACGGACGCCACGACGCGCGGTACAAGGACGAGGATTACGGCGCGGAGACGTCTGGGCTCGATACGGACAAGGCGCGCGACCGCATTGCGATCGCGCACGAGTTCCCGCTTGTGGACTATGACGGCGACGGCATCGCTGAGCGCCGCGAGATCATCCGCTGCCATGATGTGATCCTGTATAACGAGGAGGTGGACGACCACCCGTTCGCGACGGTCTGCCCGTGCCCGATGCCGCACAAGGTTTACGGCCTGTCGATGGCCGACCAGACGATGGACTTGCAGCGCATCATGTCGGTGCTGTGGCGTCAGGCGCTTGATAACACGTACCTGTCGAACAACCCGCGCCCCGTGCTCCCTGAGAGTGCGGAGCGCAGCGACGGGACGACGTGGGAAGACCTGATGACCCCTGCACCCGGCGCGGCGATCCGCACGGCTGGCGGCACGGCGACACTCGATACGTTCACGGTGCCCTATGCCGGTGACAAGGCACTTGCGCTGATCCAGTTTGCGGAGACGCAGCAGGAAGCACGCACGGGCGTTACGCGTATCGGGCAAGGTCTTGGCGCGGACGTTCTGAAGAAGCAGGAGCAGACGATGGGCGGTCTTGCCATCGTCGAGCAGGCACAGAACACGCGCATTGAGATGATCGCGCGCATCTTCGCGGAGACGGGCGTCAAGCGGCTGTATCGGCTCATCCTGAAGGCGCTTGTGCAGTATCAGCCGCGTGAACGCATGATCCGCCTTCGCAACGAGTGGGTGCCGGTCGATCCGAGGGCATGGAACGCGGACATGGATTTGCATGTCTCTGTCGGTCTGGGCGTGGGCTCACGCACCGAACAGGGTCAGGCGGCCATGTCGGTGCTTCAGGTTCTCAACGAAGCCTCACAGAGCCCGTATGGGTACATTGTGAAGCCGGAGGGAGCTTACAATGCGCTCAAGAAGTTCCTGAACGCGGCAGGCTTCAAGAATACCGACGACTTCCTGAACGAGCCGAGCGATGAAAACCCGCCGCCTGAACCGGCGCCCGATCCTGAAATGCTCAAGGTGCAAGCGCAGGTCGAGGCGGACAAGACGAAGATGCAGCTGGAGGCGCAGAAGTCTCAGGCCGACATGCAGCTACGCCAGCAGGAGGCCGCGCAGACGCTCGAACTCAAGGCAGCCGAGGCCGAGGCCAAGCTACAGGGCGAACGCGAGAAGGCCCAGATGGAAGCGCAGCTTGCCTTGCAGAAAGCGCAGACCGAAATGCAGCTTGCCCGCGAGAAGATGGACAATGAAATGACCCTCGCCCGCGAACGCATGGCGATGGAGCGTGAGATCGCGTCCGAACAGGCATCGGTGAAAGCCGAGACCGAAAAGGCAAAGCTATCGAGCAACAGGCCGGGCGGGAGCCTTAGCGAATGAGTCATTGGTCAGATTGCGCGCGTTATCGCGACCCCGCCGAAGCGTGCAACTGTGGCAAGCCCAGTCCGAAGGAGTTGGACGACTACCGCCTTGCGCTTCAAATTCGCCGTGAGTGTGGAGATAACACGGCAGAGTTCAAGCGCCGCATCGATGAGATCAGCCGGGCGCGCGCCGCATGACCCCCGATCAGCGCGCGTCCCGTTCCGCCCGCTACTACGAGATTTCACACGACGGTGCTTTTGATGATCTGTTCACGAGCGTTGAAACCAGCATTGCCGAGGATTGGAAAGCGACGTTCGATGCGTTCGAACGCGACAATCTCTGGAGGTCCATCCAGTTGCTGAGAAAGCTGCGTCAGCATCTGCAATCCGGCATCAGCGCCGGTCTCAACCAAACGCAGCTTACCGAACTGCGACGGCTGGGGAAGCCGCGCTAACTCAAGGAACATCGTTGAATGACCGACACCGGCCAGCCGCTCGCGGCACCGGAAGTTGTCGCGCTGCAAGATGCGGCCGACGCTTTCAAGACTGTGACCAGTCCGGGGCAACCCCGTGATGAAACCGGCAAGTTCGCCGCAGTTCAGGAAGACGAAGAGAACGAGGCGCCTCTGATTCCGGAAACGGAAGACGAGGCTGTCGAGGATGACGAAACAGACGAGATCGAAGAGGCATCCGAAGAGGGCCAGCCCGAAGATGTCGCCATGCCGTCATCGTGGAGCAAGGAAGACGAGGCCACGTGGGCCGCGCTGCCAGCCGAAGCCAAGGCGAAGATCGCCGAGCGTGAGGCACAGCGTGACGGGGCTGTAAATCTCAAGTTCCAGGAAGCCGCCAACGCACGCAGGACCGCACAGGAACTCGCCGCCGAGGCAACCGCCAATCGCGAACGCTACGCCCAGGAACTCGACGCGCTTTTGTCGGGCATCCAGCCACAGCGCCCTTCGCGTGAAATGCTGAATCCAAATTCCGAGCACTATGACCCCGACGCCTACCACATGGGCATCGCGGATTACGAAGCACAGGTTGAAACGCTCAACACCCTTCGCACGCAGCGTCAACGTTTGACCGCCCAGCAGGAACGCGATGAGGCGCAGGCGTTCGCCGAGCTTGAGGAGCGGTTCCGGCCCAAACTGATTGAGGCCGTGCCCGACCTTGCGGACCAGACCAAGGCTCCGACCATCCTGAACGAGATCGGCCAATACGCCGTCGCGGCAGGAATCGCGCCTGAGGATTTGCCCAAGGCCAACTCGCTTGAAGTGCTCACGCTCTGGAAGGCGATGCAATTCGACAAGATCAAGGCTGCTGGCACACGCGTCAAAGCGCAGCCCGCACCGCCGAAGATTGCCGCTCCTGCCGTAAGGCCGGGCGCGGTCACGTCGAAGCACGCGGCCGCAAAGAGCAGTGCTCAGAGGGACATGGATCGGCTGGCGAAAACCGGCAGCGTCGAGGACGGCGCGGCCATTTTCAAACGCATGTTCAAGGGTTAGACACCATGACGAAAGTTACCTCTGCACTGGCGACGTATGACGTCACCACCAACCGCGAAGACCTGATCGACGCGGTCTATCGTATCGCGCCTGTCGATACGCCGTTCATGTCCGCCGTTCCGCGCGCCAAGGCGTCGGCGGTGCTGCATGAGTGGTCCACGCAGGCGCTTGCGTCCATCAACACCACGAACGCCCGGCTGGAAGGTGACGCGCTCACGCGCGCTGCATCGACCTCGCCTGTCCGTCGTCAGAACTACTGTCAGATTTCGAGCAAGGATGCGACCGTCACCGGCACGCAGCGCGCGACGAACCCGGCGGGCATCGACGACATGATGGCCTATCAGATGTCGCTCAAGAGCCTCGAACTCAAGCGCGACATGGAAGCCATCCTTCTGGGCAACCAGGGGCAGACGGCCGGCAACACCACGACTGCGCGCACGCTGCGTTCGATGAACTCGTGGTTCAGTGGCAATGCGGTTCGCGGCGGCACTGTCGCGGCGGATGCGGCTGCGGCCACGGCTGCGGCGCTTGATGCCACGGCGGGTGCGGTGCGGACGCTCACTGAGACGATCCTCAAGAGCGCGATCCTTCTTGCATATCAGGACGGCGGAAGCCCGACGATGGTGCTGACGGGTCCGTTCAACAAGCAGATCATCTCGGGCTTCACGGGCCGCGTTGGCTCGCGTCAGAACGTGTCCGAGAACACGATCCTTGGCGCGGCCTCGCTCTACGCTTCGGACTTCGGCGATCTCAAGATCATGCCGAGCCGCACGCAGCGCGAACGCGATGTGTTCGTGATCGATCCGACGAAGGCGGCTGTTGCCTACCTTCGCGGCTTCGAACCGCAGGAGCTGGGGCGCATCGGCGATGCGGTCACTCGCGATATCATCTCGGAATACACACTTGAAAACCGTCACCCCGATGCCCACGCTATGGTGGCGGATTGCACAACGTCTTGATATAATCTTGTAACTTGTTGGTCGCTTCGCTATGTTGCTTGCGCAACAGAATGGAGCGACCAATGGTTTGTCAGATTGAGGGTTGCGATAAGCCCCACAAAAGCAAGGGGTACTGCGACACGCACTACGCTTACTGGCGGCGCAATGGTAAGGAATGGTCGGCGGGGGTAGGTGATATAAAGCCGATGGCCGGTAAGTTTTGGCCAAAGGTTGACGTGAGGGGGCCTGACGAGTGCTGGCCTTGGAAGGCTGCAGTTTACCGCGCCACTGGGTACGGCTTAATCGGGAAAGGTGGACTTGGCGCCGGTAGCGTCGGGGCGCACCGCGTCAGTTATGAATTGAATTGCGGCCCGATCCCGGCAGGGATGGTCGTGATGCACACTTGTGACAATCGCATCTGCGTAAATCCCGCTCATTTGAGGTTGGGGACGCATAAAGACAACACGCAGGATATGATGCGCAAGGGAAGACACAAACGCGCTGCAGCACGCGGCGAGGCTCTTCATTTTTCAAAGCTGAATGAGGAAAAGGTTAGGTACATTCGCGCCAACCCAGAAATGTCCCTCAAGGAACTGAGTGGGGATTTGGGGGTGGCTGTTCAAACGATTCATCATGTTCGATCTGGCAGGACGTGGGCACACGTTACCTGACTCGCGAAACATAAACGCAACCAAGGCTCGCTTCGGCGGGCCTTTTTTATGAGGCGTCATGTCCAAGGAAGCACTCCTAGGCGCGTATTTCCCCGAGCGCCGCAAGACAATTTACCATCAGACGGTCAACGGAAAGACCACGGTCGAGGACCGGCAGGACTGCGAGCCCATCGTCGAATGGGTCAAGCGCCGCCGTGATGCCGGGCAGTCTGATGACGTGTTCACGCACATTGCCGAGATTCCGCTCACCGTCCTGAACAAGGCGATGACGGAGGGTTGGCTGCACGACGAGAAGGCGTGGAAGCGCTGGGTGAATGACCCGGATAACGCTGCCTTCAAGGTTTATGAAAAACGGTGGTGAAAGGACTAGAGCCTTTAGGAGTTTCATAGTATGGTAGTCCCGTTGACCAAGCGGAGGCTATCATGCGAACTTGTGAAGTAGACGGTTGCAGCAAAAAGCACTTGGCGCGCGGTATGTGTGCCGCGCATTATTCCAAGAATATTTACGTCCCGAAGGCAGGGACTCGCGGGACACTGACAGAGCGGTTCTGGCGTAAGGTGGCCGTCGCTAAAGGCGATGAGTGTTGGTCGTGGAACGGATCAACGTCACCTGCTGGTTATGCCCAAATATGGGGCGGGCCCGCAATAGGGAGGCCCATCGCTGCACACCGCGTGAGCTACGAGATTCACCACGGGCCTATCCCGGTCGATCGGCTGGTGATGCACTCTTGCGACAACCCGATTTGCTGCAACCCGAAGCATTTAAGCCTTGGGACCGACAAGGCGAATGCCGCCGATAAGGTGGACAAGCGTCGGCATAGCTACGGCGAAAACCGCTACAATGCCAAACTGACCGACGACAAAGTTCGTCAAATCAGACGAGAAACCAACAGCACACTTCGAGAGATGAGTAACATCTACGGCGTTAGCGAAAGTGTGTTGGTAAACATCCGGAAAGGAAGAACGTGGCGTCACGTAAGTTGAAGGTTGCTCTGGCAATTCCCTGCTACGGCGACCCCAAGGGCAAGTTCCTGCAATCTCTTCTCGATATGCAGGCGTATTTCCTGAGTTCGCGGCTGGAAGCGCCGGACGGGACGCCATACGAGAAAGAGGTCAAGACCTTCATCGTCTCGACATCGATGCTCACCGAGGGGCGGCACCGACTGATTGCAGAGGCGCTGAATTGGGAGGCGGATTTCATGCTGTGCATGGACGCCGATCACACCTTCCCGGAAGACGCGCTGGACCGGCTTCTCGTACATAACAAGATGGTCGTGGGCTGCAATTACGCGAGGCGGGGCATCCCGACCGCGCCGACTGCCGCGAGGATCGACAAGACCGACGATAGCCACACGGGGCTGCTGTATACGACGGCCGAAAAGGCCGAGGCCGGAGTTGTCGAGGAGTGCGCCCATCTCGGTATGGGTTTCGTGCTCATCAACATGAAGCTGTTCGATCATTTGCAGGCTTACGTGGAATCGCTCGGCGAACGATCGTTCCTGCCGCTGTTCAAGTTCGAGCCCGCGCCCGACTTCAAGGGTATGCGCGGCGAGGATGTTTATTTCTTCGAAAAGGTGCGGGCTTCAGGTGTTTCGGTGTGGTGCGATCATGGCCTCTCGTGGGCTCTTGGGCATTGCCACGACATCATCATGACGCATCAGCACACACTCGACCAGCGCGACGCATGGGCGAAGCAGGAAACCGAGACGAAGCAGCGCTTCCTTGAGAAGGCTGACGAGATGGACAACCGGGCGCGGGTTGAGGGGGCAGTATATGGCACTTGACACCTTCGCCAACCTGAAGACCTCGATTGAGGCATGGCTTGACGACGCGGACACGTATGACGGGGCCGTGGACGACATCATTCTGATGGCCGAAAGCGAGTTCAACCGCCGTCTTCGCGTGCCGGAGATGGAGGTGCGTTCGCAGGCGACGGTCTCGGGGCAATACCTGGCGCTACCGGACGATTTCCTCCAGCTTCGTGCGATCTACCTGTTGAACGACGCCTATATCCGCCTCGATCAACTGCCGATCACGCAGCTTCGCAGCGATTACGCCGCCTACACGACGGGTCAGCCGCGCGCTTATGCCATCAATGACGGGCAGTTCGTTTTCGGACCGCAGCCGGACACCACGTACACCGCCGAGATCGTCTATTACGCGAAAATCCCGGCGCTTTCGGTGAGCAATACGACCAATTGGCTGCTGACCGCGCACCCTGACCTTTATCTCGCGCAGTGCATGGGCCTTGGCGAGCTGTTCGGGTTCAATGATCCGCGCGCGCAGCTGATGAAAGCGAGGGCTGACGAGATTATCGACCAGATGGATATGGCGGCGCGCAAGCATAACATGGGATCGGCGCCTATTCGCATGTCGCACGGCGTCAACGAGCGTCTTTGGTGAAGCGCTTCCTGCCGTTCGGGGAACTCGCCCCCGACAATGCCCCGCTCAATGCCACGACGCTCCAGATCGCGGACGGCTGCGTGCCGATCGCGAACGGATATGCACCAATCAAGCAGTTCGCGGCGGAGAGTGGGTTGACGCTCCCCACCGCGTGCATGGGGGCGGCATCGTTCAAGTCGCCGGATGATTCAACGTGGACGTTCGCAGGGACATCAACAAATCTTTATGTCCGCACGCCGAGCGCATGGACGTCTGTCGGGTCGGGGTATGTCACGCCGGAAACAGGGTGGCGGTTCGAGCAGTTCGGCGGGCTTGTCGTTGCCACGAACGGCGTGGACGTGCCGCAGAAGTTCAACACGCTTGGCGGGTCCACGTTCGCAGCGCTTGCCGGGTCTCCGCCGAAGATGCGCTATCTCGCGGTGGTGCGTGATTTCCTTGTCGCGGGCTATCTGAACGACAACGGTCTTCTGCTCCAGTGGTCGGCGATCAACAACGCGGAAGGCTGGACGGTCACGACCGACCTTTCCGACTATCAGGCGATGCCGGTCGGCGGGAACATCACGGGCCTTGCGGGCGGTGAGTACGGTATCGTGTTCCAGGAAGACCGCATCGTCCGCATGACGTTCGAGCAGGGGCCGACCGTGTTCCGCTTCGACGAGATTTCGACAAACCTTGGCTGCCGCATTCCGAACAGCATCGTGCAGGAAGGGAGGAACATCTATTTCTACAGCCCGCGCGGGTTCATGGTGACGGACGGGTCCAGCGTTACGCCGATCGGCAATGAGCGCGTGGACAGCTATTTCAACGGGCTTCAGAACAAGCTTTATCACTCTGCCATGTCGGCTGCGGTCGACCCGGTTCGCAAGCTGATCGTATGGACGGTGCCCAATAAGGCGGTCCCGGATAAGTGGCTGGTTTACAACTATGCACTCAACCGCTGGACGACGCATACGCAGGCCGCCGAGCTCGTGATGACTGGCCGCACGCGCGACATCACGATTGACGAGGATGTTTCGGGCGTCACGGGCGACGACATCCTCGACACCTCCGGCCTGCCCAGCCTCGATAGCGCGGCTTACATGGGCGGCGATCCGACGTTCTACATGTTCAATAGCTCTCACGCCTTTGGAGGGCTCACAGGGGCCAACGCGGCGGCAACGTGGGGCATGGGCGATCTTGAACTTGTCGAGAGCCTGAGGACGCGCCTGAGGCGAACAATGCCCTATATCGACGCGGCCAGTGGGTTGACGCTGACCATGCAGGGCAAGGCGCGGTTTGGCGATGCACTGACGACGGAGACGTACACGTCCCTGAGAGCAAGCGGGTGGATGCCGTCGCGGTCGAGCTGGCGGACGCTGCGGCCGAAACTGGCTGTGGCGGCTGGGACGACGTGGACCTACGCGCAGGGGTTGGCGTTCGAATATGAAGCGGGGGGCGCGCGGTGATCGACATGCTGCCAACGTGGCTTCTGATCGCGCTCACAAAGCGCAACTACAGGATGCGCGAGCAGGGACTGGCTCCAGACGAATGGTATTGGGCAGACAGGGAACTCCTTCGGCGCGGCCATGATTATGCGTGGTGCAAGAAATGACCTTCGCCCCGAACGTCATCATCAAGGCAACCGAGGCGCCGGTCCAGTCGGTGACGACGGCGAACCTGCCGGAGAACTTGCGGACGCAGGCGGTATCGAGCGAGATCAACAAGATCGCGCAGTATGGCGTGATGCCGGTTGGTTCGGTGGTTTACTACGCGGGGGTCTCGATACCGCCGCGTCACGGCTGGCTGCTGTGCGATGGGGCGACGATTTCGAGATCGGCGTTTCCTCAACTTTGGAAGATTGCAGAGGCATCGATAGCCGCAGGGAAAACAGATTTTGGCGTAGGGGACGGCTCCACCACGTTCATCCTGCCGGATGCGCGCGGTGTTTCGGTCACGCCGGAAGCAAGTCCGCCGACTGTCGTTGTTGACGATGGTGGTTCGGTGAATGTCGGCAGCACGACACCGCCGCCGCTGCCTGATCCGGGTACGACGGGTGGAGGCGGGACAATCCCGTCCGGTGGGCGTCCCAAGCTGCCATACAACCTCGATTATTTTACATGGTTCTGATGATACCGGATTGGGCGGGCTACCTTCAGTTTCGAGACGCCTTCGCGAACGTGATGGACCCCGAGCATCATACGCCTGAGTGGCTGGACGGCGAGATACTTTCGGGCCGGGTCAAGTTCCTGCGCGGGATGAACGCGGCGATCGTGTTCGAGCGGAGAGAGTACCCGACTGGCGCGGCCGATGTTCATGGGTTGGTTGCAGCCGGAGACCTTGCCGAGATCGTGGAATATCTGATCCCGGAAGCTGAGGATTGGGGCCGGGCACATGGTTGCACGGGGGCAGTGATTGAATCGCGTCAAGGTTGGGTGAAGGCGCTCGCGCCGAGTGGATACGCGCCGCATCAGGTCGCATTGAGGAAGGTGCTGTAATGGGCATTTCAAGCAGCAAGACAAAGACCACGAATGACCCTTGGGCGCCAGCGCAGCCGTACATTCTGGAAGGTTTGAAGCAGACGCAGCGCGTGTTCGACAAGGTGCAGCCGCAGACCGAGAAATACGGTGCGATGTCGTTCGATACCTATGGGCGCGTAGCGCCCGGCGCAGAAGCTGGCATCAAGGGTTCGCAGACCCTCGTCAACGACACGCTGGCGGGAAAATTCCTTGGAGGCAACCCATACACGGACGCCATTATTGCAAAGAACGCGGGCGATATCCGCAACAACGTCGGCGCTGCGTTTTCAGGCTCCGGTCGCTACGGCTCAGGCATGTTCGGCGATACTATCGCCGACAACATCGGTGAGATGGCTACAAGCCTGCGGCACGGAGATTACACGCAAGAACGCCAGAATCAGGTAAACGCCGTGGGCCAGTCTCAGGACCTGATGCGCGGTTCTCAGGGCCTTTTGGAACAGGCGGCAACACTCCCTTGGGCCGGTGTGCAGGCGCTCAACGGCGGGGTTCGCACGGCCTCGAACGG